GATGATGTTCTGGATAGCTATCACACCATTCCTGGTAGGGTTCGCCATTTTCATTTGGCCAACGTTCGACGCGTGGGGGCACGCGTTGCTCTCCAGGGAGCGACGCGCGCTGCGCGCTGAGAACAAGCGCTGCCGCGTCGCGCTCAAGATGTACGCCGACCGCAGCAACTGGATCGGGTCCGAGTTCATCGGCACGGATGAACCGACGACTCCGGCAACGCTCGCCCTCCATGGCGAGGATGCTGCGAAGGCGATCAAGGCGCTGCCGCCGTCGAGGTTCGCTGAGAGGACGGGCGAGCGATGAGCGCCCCGCTCCGCCCCGCCGAGGAGATCGCGCATGAGATGGTGACCGTTCAGCTCGATTCGGTCGACCTCACTTGGTATGGGAAGCTCTCCGACGGCAGCGACGAGGGAGCCGCCATCCTGTGGCCCTGCGATGACCGCGAGAAGGCCGAGCGGAACGCCGAGAGAGCGCGCCGGCTCATCGCCCGCCTCATCGAGCAGCGCGACGCCGAGCACGCAGCGGCGGAGCGGGAGAGGCCGGTGGCGTGCTCCTGGTGCGAGAGCGCGCCGTGCGAATGCGTGCCGCGCGACGACGAATCATCCGACGATGAGCCGGAGCCGGAGACCGAGCAGCCCCGCGACCTCGCTGAGCGCACGTGGGCGGGCCGTGTCCGTGATGACGGTAGCGTCGTCATCTACGCGGGCAACGTGCCGGTTGCGGCGCTCGGCGCGGCCGAGCTGCATAAACTGGCGATGGCGGCGTCGAATCAGCCCCGCGACCTCGCCGGCCGCATCCGCGCGCTCATCGACCTGCACGTCACGCGGTGGCTGGAGGCCGACGGCGACGACGCGACCATCCTGATGGTGGCGATCGACCGGCTCAAGAAGGCGCGTGACCTCATCCAACAGGGGCGTTCTGTGGCCGCCATCGTTGCCGAGCTTAGGCGCGGCTGGCGCGCATGGGCGCCCATCGTGGACAGGGCCGCCGACGAGCTCGAGGCCATCGTGCGGGAGTGCGGGGAGGCGGGGAGATGAGCAAGGTCTACGACGAGATCGCGGCCGAGCGCGAGAAGCAAGAGACGAGGCACGCGCACGCAGAGCCGGAGCGCCGGACGCACGACGAGTGGAGCCGGATCGTCATGCATGTCGCGCGGTCGACGCGTGTGGCGCTGAACCGGTCCGTCGAGCGCGGAGGCGACATCGAGTTCTACCGGCAGAGGCTCCTCATGCTGGGCGCCGCGGTGGTGTCTGCGATCGACGCGATCGACCGCGACGCAGCCAGGAAGCTGTCATCGCGATGACCTCCACCTCCCCGCTGAAGCGACCTGGCGACCCGCTCGAGTGGTCCAGCGGCGTCGGCGCCCTGCAGGACGCGAAGCGCGGGCGCGTCCTCGCGATCCTGCCTGCGGGCGAGTCGCTGCGCGCGGCGATCGCGGCTGCCGGCCGCAAGGTGCAGCGCGTGCACGCGCAGGACGTGGCGGGCAGCGACCGCTACGTGGTGGAGGTCAAGATGAGGCTCGGGCCGAGCTACCACGCGCCGCTGGTCAAGACGGTGGACAGGGAGCTCCGGAAGACGGAAGCGCTGCGGCTCCGGTTCGCTGCGTCGGCGGGGCTGCGATGACCGCCGCCCAGCTCTGTCGCTGCTGCCGCGGCGTCGGTCGTGTCGTCGAGGAGCTCCGCGCGCCGAGGTGGCGGGCCAGCCGGACGGTGGACTGCGAGGCGCCCGGCTGCGTCGGCGGCGTGGTGACCCCGGCGGCGCTCGGGGTGCGGCTGGCGCTGGGGTGGGATGGCGGAGTGGCGGTGTACCGGGTGGCGGAAGTGGGGCTTTGCTGAGGAGGACGTGATGGACATCGACATTCGCATCGGTCGTTTCAGGCTCTCATGGTCGTCGCGCTCGACGTTCATGCCGGAGAGCGCGCGGGAGATGGAGCAGGAGCTCTGGAGCCTGCGCGCGCGGAACCGGCACATCGAACTCCAGGGGCTGGACATGCAGGATGTGCTCCGGCGCGAGCTCCGCGGCGAGCCCGAGGACGAGCCGAGCCCGCACGCGGCGAAGTGCGCGGCGAACCTGATCCGGAGGCTCAAGGAGGAGCTGGCCGAGGAGCGTTCGGCGGCGCGTGACCTGTTCACCGAGCTCATGAAGCGCGGGGCCACGTTGGCCCAGGTCGCGGACGCGGCCGGCGTCGAGCAGGCCGAGTACATCGATGACAACCAGGTCGTCTCGGCGGTGCGGAGCCTGCGCGCGCGGACAGCGCCGCTGGTGCGGAGCGCGGCGTGATCCTATCGCTCGACATCGAGACCATCCGGCACCCGGACGTGCCGCCGTCGGAGAAGGACCTCGCCGAGGACCGGTGCCCTGCGGCTCCGCATCACCGGATCGTGGCGGCGGCGGGCGTGGTGTTGGAGGAGGCTCGCGAGCCGCTCCGCTACGACGCCACACGCGCTGTCACGTTCGGCGAAGGCAGCGCCGAGGAGCCAGTGATCCTGGAGCACCTGGCGCGCGCCTTCCGGTACCGCCCGCAGCTCCTCACCTACAACGGCGACGGCTTCGATCTGCGGGTCATCGTCGCGGCGGCGCTGGAGCACGGCATCCAGATCCCGTGGCTGTTCTCGCGCGATGTGACATATCGATACGGCACCGACGGGCACGAGGACCTTCAGGACACGCTTTCGCAGTACGGGGCCGGGCGCCGAGGGCGACAGGATGCGTGGGCGCGCCGGTGTGGCCTGCCGGGGAAGATGGGTGTTGACGGCGGCGACGTGGCGGCTCTGGTCACGTCCGGATGCTATGATGAGCTCCGCGCGTATAACGTGCAGGACGCTGGCCAGCTCGCCGGGGTGTGGTTACGTAAAGAGTACGTGGCCGGCAGGCTGACGCCGGAGGGGTACCGGCAGAGCGCGGCGAGCCTGGTTCGGCTGTTCGAGACCGTCGCTGGCCTTCGCCCGATCGTCGAGCACCCGCGGTTCGACCGGAAGCGGTTTCTGCTGGAGGAGTAGATGCTGACTGAAGAGCAGCGCGCGCGGCGCGCCGCCGGATTGGGAAGCTCGGACGTGGCCGCCGTCGCCGGCGAGCACCCGTACAAGAACGCGCACTCCGTCTGGCTGGAGAAGCGCGGCCTCGTCGAGCCGCAGCCGGAGACCGACGCTACATGGCTCGGCCACCAGATGGAGCCCATCATCGCCGCGCGCTACGCGCAGGAGATGGGCGTGCGCATCGTCCCAGGCCCCGGCACGGTGGCGCATCCGGAGCACCCGTGGGCGCTCGCGACGACCGACTACGAGCATGCGGACGGCGCTCGTGTCGTCGAGTGCAAGTGGGTTGGAATGCGCCCCATGGCCCATTGGTCGATGGATGCAGACGGGGCACCAGTTTACGTGAACCTGCAAATGCAGCACCAGATGTTCGTGCGCGGCATCCACCGCGCCGATTGCGCGGTCATCTTCGGCGCAACTGCCGAGTTCAGAATCTATGAGTTCACGCGGGACAACGCGATAATCGATGCTATGTTTCGCATCGGCCAGCGCTTCTGGCAACGCGTGCTCGACGGCGAGCCGCCGCCGGTCGACGAGACCGAGGAGGCGCGCCAGACGCTGCTCGCGCTCTACCCGACGAGCTATGCGCCGCTGAAGCCGGCGCCGCCGGAGGCTGAGCACTGGTTTCAGGAGCACGAGGCGGCAGACGCGGAGATCGAGCGCTGGACCGACCGGAAGAAGCTGGCTGCGAACAAGCTGCGGGAGGCGATCGGCGACGCCGTTGGCATCGAGGGGACCTTCGGCAGAGCTACTTGGAAGGCTGACAAGAGGGGGGTGCGCACGCTGCGCACGTACCCGAGGAAGGAGCGCGCCGCGTAGGCGCGGAGGACGAGATGGCGAATCAGGCACCGGCGAACATGACGACGACGAACGGGCAGAGCCAGGCGGTGGTGAAGGGGCCGCAGGGGCGGCTCAACACGCTGAAGACGCTGTTCGACAAGGCCAAGCCGAACATCGCGGCGGTGCTGCCGAAGCACCTCACGCCGGAGCGGCTGATCAGGATCGCGACCTCTGCGGCCTCGCGTAATCCCGACCTGCTCGACTGCACGCCGGAGAGTGTGCTGCTGGCGGTGGTTCAGGCGGGAATCCTGGGCTTGGAGCCCAACACGCCGTTGCATCACTGCGCGCTGGTGCCGTTCAAGAACAAGCACACCGGCAAGAAGGAGGCGCAGCTCGTCCCAGAGTACCGCGGCCTCTGCCAGCTCGCGTACAACAGCGGCGAGGTCGAGGCCATCTACGCGCACGAGATCTGTGCCAACGACGCATGGGATCTGGAGCTCGGCACGAACAAGCGCCTGTTCCACAAGCCGTGTGTCACGGGTGACCGCGGGCAACTGGTCATGTTCTACGCCGTGGTGAAGTTCAA